GTTTCCCAGTCACGATCCCACGCCGTGGTTTTCGATAATACCTTCACAAGCATCTTCGATGGCAGACTCAGTTAAAGAGCCACCGCGTAAATCTACCACCACTTCTGAATTGTAATAATCGTCTAAAGTTGTGAAAGAATCTCTATGCTGTGCGTATAACCCATTGAATTCCTCTGGAATAATAGCCGAATCAGCTCTTGTCAAGCTCTCATTCAAGCGTCTTAAAAGCCACATTGCACCGTTCTTAGCTTCAGCAGCAATCATGTCTCCAATAGTTGTGCTAACTAAAGTCATTGGATGAGTTACAGAGCGAGTCACACCCATGAACTTCACCAATTGACTTCTACGAACGTATTGAGAATCTTCAGAAACAGGTAATTCACCCTCTACGATAAATCCTCCACGATTTGTACCGTAATCAACTAATTGGTTGTATTCTTCAACCGTGTTGAACGCTTGTAATTTTGGAATTCTTTTCCATAAAACAATCTCACTTTCTTTGAAAGTTAATAACTTTAGAGTTTTATCTAAAGATTCAATTTTCAAAGGCGCACCAGATGCGTTTGTAAGGTTGTTAGTTTCGCGACCAGTAATGTGCTGAGCCGACATTGCTTTGTTAAGCATATCCAATTCTCCAGCAGATGAATGCCCTCCTGCAACTTGTCCGTCTGCCGCAGCTGAATAATTGTCTAGATTTAGTCCTAACATCTCTTTAAGTTTTTTTATTTAATACTTTTTGGTTCAATTTTAGTTTCAATTTTGTATATTTTGTTATTGCACTAATTCAATGCCTTTTTCTAATTTAAGACGTTTGGCAACTCCTTGGCTAACATTTCCACTGACTTCAAAAGTAGTCAAAGCCTTTTCGAATACAGAGCTACTAGCACCTTTCTCCAAGTCTTCATACATACTCTTTTCAATTAAGTTAGAAACGGCTGCTCTATCTTTTGAAATTGATAATTGGTTAGGCAATTGTTTAGCTTCTCCTCCTTTAATGAGATCATCAGTAGAAGCACCTCCGAAGCTCTTTTCGATGGCCTGAGCATTAGTTACGGTTTTTCTGCTACCAAAACCTTGCTCAACAGCTTCAACGCGCTCCGTTAGGCTTTTAATCAAATCAGAAGTTTCTTCTTTCATTCCTTTGAAAAGTAAGCCTATGTTCTTGTTAGACTTCTTTTGAAGTTCCTCTAATTTCTCAAAACCATCATCAAAAGACTTTTTCAATCCTGTTGAAATTGTAGAAGTTTGTCCTCCATTAGCTTCTTTTGGATTGTATTTTCCAGCGTCATCCTTAACCCAAACTCCATCTCCAGATTTCTCCAATTCACCGCCTTTTACAACGTAACGGTCATACTCACCCTCTGAACCAGATTTCTTCATGTAGACATAGTTGTCATCTTCCTTCTTTTCTTTGTCACCACCTTTTACCTTGTCCATGGTTTCTTTCATACCCTTTTTGGTTTTCTTACCTTTTTTCAAAGGTTCATCAGTCTTGGATTTTTTGATATCTTCCTTACCTTTGGAAGCACCCTTTCCTTTCTTGATTTTCTTACCTTTTTTGTCTTTCTTGTCATCTGAAGCGATGCCTAAAAACTCCTCTGCTTTCTTGATTTCCTCTTTAGTAGGAAGCTCAGTATTTTTGTTTTTACCTTTTTTCATTTTGTTACTGATTAAGATGCCGTAAATTATTTCCGCCTTTTCCAAAACTATATCTGGAATTATGGCTTGTATTTCAGAAATTATATCCGATTTGGTTAATTTTTTTGTTTTCTTGTCAACGCTCTCTGGCTGTAATGCTCTTCCGCTAGGCGAAGAAGTTGTCATTGTTTTCTTTACTTCTTCTTCACTTTCTTCATCTTTTGACTTTTCGCTTTTTTCAGTTTTAGCTTTTTTCTTGTATTTATTCAATTCATTCTCTAAAGATTTTATCATTTTCTTTTGATCATAAATTTCAGCTTTCAAATCTTTAGATTCTCTATCTTCTTCAAATTCAAAATTACCTTTTACAATATCAGCATATGTATTTGAATTTTTTGGAGATAAAGTAAGCGCTACACCAGTAATAGAGGCTTTCAAAACTCTTTTTTCATTCAACGGGTCTCTTTCAATAGCCTTACCTTCAATACTCCATTGCAACTTTCTACCAGATTTATTCTTTGATAAAACCTCAGCTAATTTGTAAGTCTTCTTAGCTAAATCTGAATCTGGATAAAGTTCAGCTTCAATATACAAGCCTTTGTTCTTCAAGACTTTTGTCTTAGAAGTCGGCTCACCAATAATGGTGCTTGGATCCTTTGAAGCTAAATGATTGTAGTTAACAAAACCACTTTTTAAAAATGGTTGAATGTCAAATCCGTTAGGGTCAAGAAATTCTCCATCAGCGTCCTCATCTGGTGTAGAAGCTATACCAGCAAGTTTCATTTTAGTCTTACCTGCCGCATCTTTCGACTTCTTCAGCTCTACTGGAATATTGAATGTAAATCTAGAATTTTTCATTGTAACGTTTATAGTTATTTTATAACTGAAATGTTATGCTTTTTATCATCTAAGTCAACTTTTTTGGAAATTTTCATTTGATTGACCCTCTTTTTGAGCTGCTTGAATGGCAAAGAGATTCTTTTGGCTTTTATCTCTTTCTCTCCATTTTCTTCAAGTAGAGCCGAAATGCCATGGTGACCGTCTAGTAGATAACCGTCTAAAGATATAACATAAGTTCTCTTCAACATTTTCTTTATTTTGTTCGGCTTACCTAAAATATCCAAAACCTTTTCTTCATTAATTTCCCCTTGGGCAAATTTTATAGAATTGACTTTTTTCTTAATATCTTTCACTTTGGTCTTATTGCCAAAATGAACTAAAAGTTTATCTAAATCCTTTGAAGAAATTTGGGGCATTTGGTCTCTCTTGTAACCTAAGCTATTTTTGATTTTGCCTAAAAATACATATTTGTTAACTACTTTTGTGTCTTTGATACCTTCTGTATTTATGGCTTTCTTTAAATCTTCCTTAGCTTTCTTGTCAGAGGCTTTATCCTCTTTTGACGTTTCAGACACTTTTTCCTGCTTCTTAGCTACTTTCTTCTTTTTCTTAGCCTCTTCCTTAGTTGGCTTCATTATACTTCCGTCCTCGTAATCTTCGACATTTGTTTTCTTAACGTAGAAAGTATCCCCATTCCATTCAAAAATAAGCATACTACCAACGTCATGTAGGAAGCTGGTGTGGTGGTCTCTAGTCATTATGAATTTTTTCTCTTTCACACTAGAAAATACCTCAGTATCTTTAGGAATCAAACCAGATTTTTCTGTTGTATTTTTAGACAATTCCTTCTTTTCTTCCTTTTTAGGTTCTTCCTTTTTAGCCTTAGGCTCTTCCCCCTTTATTAAGAAATTAACAGCCTCATCAATAGGGTCAGCTTTTTTCAATTCATTTTCTGGAGTATAGTCATCTCCTAATAGTGCTTTCATATTTTCTTCAAAATAACTCATTTTGTATCTTTTTTATATTTAATAGTAACACCTACTTTTGACTTTCTACCAGTCTCTATTCTATTTGGTTCAAAAGTTTTTGTTTTTTCATCCCATTTATAACCCTTTGGTAAATGATTAACCGTACATCTACACCAAGGGTGAGTTGCTCCCACAACAGGTTTCCATTCTTTAGCCTTTCTGCCGATATTTGTACCATTTGACAATAAAGTAGCTATCTTGAATATTTTAGGCTTAGAACCTATACCAGAAGTTAGATATAGTCTCTGGCAGTGCTTACAAGCACCAGCATAAACATCTTTATAAACAAACGCTTCAGGATCCTTTTTCTGTATAGACATAGCCATGCCTTGGTCGAATGCTTCATGTAAATTGAAATCAGCAATTCTGTCGAAATCTCTCCCCCATTTTTCTATGTTGCCTTGAATTCCCAAAGCTAATTCCCTAACTGAAGAATTATCAGCAACAGCTTCTTTTGTTTTCTCTTCTACTCTTTTAGAATACTTATCCCAATTACTCCTAGTGTTTTCCTGATTTATGTTAGAAATTTCTCTTTGTATTTTAGTAGATAAGCCTCTAATATCATTTGTCATTCTTTGTTCTATGAATTCGATTGCAAATTGCTCCTGTTTTGTAAGCGGTAGAAAACCTCCATCGCCTAAAAATTTCTTGAATTGATCATAAGACATTTTCTTAGCTCTTTCATTTCCTAATGCATCAGCAAGCAATCCAAATCTAAAAGCTGAATAGACAGAGCCTTTCTTTTTGAATTTCTTAGTCTTGATACCAAAACGTTTTAAAAGACGTTTATCATCTTTTGTATGGTTATCTGAACCTACGTGCTCTCCTATAAAGCTAACATGGGTCAACTTTATAATTTCCATCATTTCCTCTATTTGCTTTCTGCTGAACGCCATTAAGTATGTTTTTTAGCCGTTTTCAAAACTTTTTTCAAGCCCTCTGAAATAGCGGTTGCGTAATTCATTTTGAACTCTTTTTCATACTCCATTATAACTTTGAATCTAGGCAAATCCTTTTCAACTTTTGATAGCTTTTTAGACTTCTTAGATTTCTCTATTTTGCCGCAACTCTTACACATTATTTTACGCTAAAAATTGTATAATTGACACCAATACCTATGAATGGTTGAATATCCATATTTTCCAATCCTAAGCCATATCCTGCTTGTATCCCTATTGTCAATCTCTTTGGCTTATTTCTGACTAAGAAAGACTGAAGTTCAGTTGTCTGGGTGTTAGGATTTAGATTCAATATTGAAACCCTTTTTTCTCTACCTTTGAACCATCCATTGCTTTCTTCTCCTAAAGTTATTTCAAATTCATTTCTTATTTTACAAGTGAAATCAATGGAATCTTTTTTAGCTGTTATTTCAACTACCTCCCATTTATTTTTGAAGTAACCTTTGTAAATAGGATATTCGCTATCAATTCTTGTTGTATCATGTATTACTACAGTCTTCAATTTAGTTATAACTTTTGTATTATTTGAAACAACAACTGCCGATTCTAATTTGCCTTTGTAACTTTCAACTAATTTTTTTAGTTTTAATAGCGTAGAATCTTTTGTCTTGAGTTCTTCTAGGACTTCTTTATTTTCTGCCTCTAAAAACACTCTCCTTGTCTTCTCCTGACCTTTTTCGTTTATCTCTTTTAAGAGTTCACTATTAGATGCCTCATAGAGACTATACAATTCATTTTCCTCTTTGCAACCTCGCAATACAAAGAAAACTAATATTACAATTACAATTGTTTTAACTTTTTCCATCATCCCAATTATTTACTATTTTGATATAAAATTCATCTGGTAAAAGACTTAGAACTTTGCGCATAGCGACAACGCTATTTATGACATCAATAAAAGAGTCACCGTCTAAGAATTTAAAATCCATTCCTAAAATAACACACCCCCGATCGTGACTGGGAAAC